ACGGGTGCAGGAACGCCACGTACTTCGCTTCGCCGTTCACCATGATCGGGCGGATCGGCACTGCCAGCGTCTTGGCCTTTTCGACCGCGACATCGAGCAGGGTCAGCGTGAACTTGTAGGTCGCGCTGTTCGAGAGCGAGGCATCGGTCGTTGCGCCACCAGCGTAGATTTGGTGCGCAGCGTCGGCCGCGATGGCGGTTTGGTTGCCGGTGTAGCGCGTGTCCGTCACGGCTGCGTTGCCGCAGACCTGATTGAAGAACCACGTATCGATCCGGTCGGCCCACCAGTCTTGCAGGGACAGCCGTGCGTGCTCGCGAACGTCGAACGGAACGAGTTGGCGAGAGAAGCGGCCACCTTCACGAACTGCGTGACGCAGTTGGTTGATGAAGATGTCGTCCGAGAAGTAGGTGATGCGTTCTTCCTGACCTTCGAGGGTCGCATCGCCTTGGACGCCAGCGGCGCTCAGCAGACGACGAAGAGGAACGCGAATGCGGTCGCCAGCGGACTTCTGGGTGTCATCGAAGACTTGGATCAAGGAGTTGTCGTCCTTGCCCATGAACTTGTAAACCCAAGTCTGCTTCAAGGCTTCGACGGAAACCTTTTTCGACCACAGCTTGACGGCGAGTGCATCGCCGGTAGCAAATGCGGTGACAGCCATGACTTTCTCCGAAAGGAGTTGGTTACGAACGTGCCGTCACGGCGAAAGGGCTTCAAGCAGGCATCACGCTTACTTGGCAGGCGAAATATAGCACAAATTACAAATGGTCTTGGAGCTGGAGTACGGAATGCGCCATTTCGAGCAAGACGAGTTTGCGGCGCAGTCGGGCGATCTTGCGAGCGCGCTGTTCACGCCGGGCGTCGAGTTCGGCTTGAAGGGAGGATACCTCAGCTTTGGCAGCGGCAAGTTCGGCTTGCTTCTGGGCGATGATGCGCTGGTTGACGGAACGCAGGCGCTTGCCAGCAGCGCGGAGCTGGCGCATGTTGCGCGCGTGATCGACGGCGGTGATCGCATCGCGGCGCTCGAAGCGCAGTTCCGCGAGCAGCTTGGGGACGCGGGCTGGCTCAGCAGTACCGTTCGGCTCGGGGAAAATTTGCGGGCCGGGCTCGACTTCGATTTCCGGTCGCAGCGAGAGCAGATACTTCTCGCGCGCTTCCCAGAAGGCATCGTTGGCAGGCTGGTAGTCGTCGTTGCGCTTGTCGCCGTGACCCGCGCTGGGCGCAGGCGCGACGACTTCGACGGCAGACTGGATGACGGTGGCCGACGCAGCGAAGACATCGGGCGCATCCGTTGCAGAGAGCGCAGCACTGACGACAACGTTGGCGGATGCGAGAAAGGTGTCCTGTGCATCCGTCGCGGAGAGCCGGGCGGTGATGAACAGGTTCTGGACGGTGGCCGACGCGGAAAGGATGTCGGGCGCATCGGTTGCGGCCATCGTGGCTTGGACGATGACCTGTGCGGAGGCAGAGAGCGTGTCGGGTGCGTCGGTGGCGCTGACGGTCGCACGAACGAGCACGTAGCCCGAGGCGCTGAGCGTATCGGGTACATCGGTCGCAGCGAGGTGCGCGCTGACGATGACATTGGCGCTGGCAACGAGCGTGTCCGCAACATCGGTTGCAGACATCGAGGCGTGGATGTTGTTCTGGGTGCTGACACTCGCAAGGAAGATGTCAGGAGCATCGGTAGCGGAAAAGTTGGCGCTGACGATGACGTTGGCAGACGCAAGGAAGGTGTCAGCGGCGTCCGTTGCGGACAGGCGGCTGGTGACAACGGTGTAGCCGGAAGCGCTGAGGGTATCCGCAGCGTCGGTGGCCGACATGGAGGCCGACACGCGCACGCTGGCAGTTGCGGCGAAGGTGTCCGCTACAGTTTCTGTAGCAGAGAGGCGTGCGGTGACTCGAACGTTGGCAGAAGCCGAGAAGGTGTCTGCGAATACGTCCGTTGCGGACATCGCGGCGACGACGCGGACCTTGGCCGACGACGAGAAGATGTCGGTCGCGTCGGTAGCCGACATCCGGCCGCTGACGACAACGTAACTGGATGCAGAGAAGGTATCCGGCGCGTCCGTTGCGGACATCGACGCGGTTCGAGTCGCGGGACCGCCAGCGCTGGTATCAAGTTCGACTACGAACGCAGACCAAACGGAGGCCGCCGTGCCGCTCCACGCAATCAGGCTATTCGTTTCGCCCGAGGTGCGGTACGACGATTGATACCGCGTAGCTGGGGTGTTGTGCGAGGTGGAGGCGCCAGCAGTCCACCCGGCCGGATCGGCAACGGTAGTGGAGTTTTGGTGTACGCCACCAATGATGATGTTGGTAGTGGTGCAGGCCGCGCCGAGAGTCGCGCGTGGCGTAGTGCCGCTGGTGCCGCTGTTGGTAAACTTCGATTGCAGGACCGCAGCCGCACCGAATTGCGACATGCCTTCCACACGCCAGATGTGCAGCAGCAGGCCGGTTGCGGTGGCACCGAAAGAGGCACTGAGGGTCTTGGCTACGCCAGCCTCAGCGAAGTTGCCTACGTACAGGTAGGCTTGGGAGGTGCTGTCTTTTTGGTAAGTTCCAACGAGCGTGTAGGTATCGCCGTTGGAGTCCTTGAGGTCAGCCGAGGCGTCAGTGCGCCCGGCGACACCGATAGCTACGACAAGTAGCTCGCCGGTGCTGGGAGTGAACGCTGCGGTTGCGTATTTAGCACTGTTGGTAGTGCTGTTGATTAGCGATACAGCCGCGACAACGGAGGCCATATGGCGTCCCTCCGTTCACGGGGATTAACCGTGCGTGATCGTGATGCTCGAAATGACGACGAGCTGGGAGGTCACGACAGAGGTGTTGTCCACAATGACTTCGGCGTTGCCGGTGGAAACCGACAGCGACGAGACAACGTTGGTGCCTGCGGACGTAACGAGTCGTGCGGCTCCCAACGTGCCGACAGATTGCGCAGTGGCAGTCAACGGGAAGCCCGCGAATGTGATGACGCCTGCGGTTGCTGAACCGGACACGCTGGGAACACCGAGGGTACGAGCGACGAGGATCGTGCCCATGCCCGCTGGCCCCATTTCAAACCGGCCGGGTCCGTCTGTGCCGTCGATCATGACGCCGACTGCGGACATCCGCAGGTTCTTGAGGGCGATGGAATAAGAGACAGCCATGATTGCTCCTAGTGCATGAATCGGGAAACGGCCTGTTTGCCCATAAGTTCGTGGATTTTAGCGTTGATAGCGAGGATGCGAGCGCCGTAACCCTTCATTTCGGTGACGGTGGTGCAGTGACGCAGCTTCAGGATCAACGTGGCGCGTTCGGCGTTCAGCTCTTCGATCTGGGCCTTGCGACGAGCGTATTCCTCGTTTACACGCGCTTCGTAGTCTTCCGCGACGTTCGGTTGCGGGTGCGTGCGGTCGAATAGGGCCTGCAAGTAGGCTTCGCGCTCGTCCCAATACTGATCGGTGAACGGGATGTACGAGTCGGGTTCGCCACGCGATGCACCGCCCCCAGCGCCGGGATCGGGCGGTGGAGGTGGGGGCGGCGGTGCAACAGGTGCGTCCGCGTCCCAGAAGAAGAAGAACAGGCCACCGGACATTTAGATACCTACGCCAAGCAGACCCATCTTCGAGGCGAGCACGCTGTTTGCTCCGATGGTGGAGAGCGTCATTTCGTCGTAGAAGTGGTCGCCCGAGTCGAGGTAGACCATGCCGAGGACGAGCGCACTGGAGCGAGTGAAGGCGGTCGTGTAGACCGCGCTGGCGGAGACTGTACGGCGCAGGGAAGGCGTGCCCCACGCTGCACCGCCGACTTTCGTTTGGGTGTAGATGTCGTTCGTGTCGTTGATGAAGGCGTGAACGACCGTGTTGCCGTGAGGCGCGAAGGAAGATACGTGCCGATACGGAGAGCCAAGGGCGTTGGTAGCGCCGGTGATGTCTAGATCGACGTTGACGGATGCAGTGTCGGAGGCGGTGAAGTTGATGCTGCCCAACTCGCCCGTATTGCGCTGGAAGGGGAAGTGGACGACATCGGTAGCGGTCAGGTAGCAACCGCGCTGTTCGTGCGCCTCGAATGCGCCGAGTGGGGAGCTGGCAGCAGCAGAGAGCGATTCGAGCACGTTCGAGGTGTTCAGCGTGCGCTCGAAAACGTTGAACGTACTGATGTTCTGGAAGAAGAACGAAACGCGGTTCGCACCGCCAAGGACAGCCCTGCCTGCGGCCCAATTCTGGGTAACGCCGGAAGTGCCAAGCGCGAAGTCCGCGGTCCACGATCCAGAGAGGTTGCGAGCGTAGAAGGCACGCTCATAGAGCGCGGCGGAAACGAGTTCGGCAGCGCCGTTGTAGATGATGAAGACCGCACCGTCGCCGCGCACAACGATGTCTACGGCAGCGAACACCCCAGCGCCGCCCGCGAGGGTCATGTTGGACTTGACGAGCGTGTTGGTCGTCGTCCACGTATCCGTCGCCATGTTGAATACGTGGTAACGAATGTCTACAGAAGTGCCGTCCGACACGCCGTTCTTCGAGACAACGTGGATCAGGTCGCCCTGTTGCGCGCCAGCAATGGCCCAGAGTTGGTCGGTGCCCGAGCCGGTGACAACATCGGTGCCGACCCCGGCGAACGCGCTGGAAGGGTCAGTCGCCTTGAACATGGAAATGTCGAAAGCGATGGTAGCTACCATGCCCACGTAGACGTTGCCAGTCGAAGACACAAATGGGCCGATACAGCCCATGTTGTGACCCGCAGTGGTGACGGTGGTGGGGAAGGCCATGATCAGAAGGCGTCAGCGGAACCGACGAAGTAGTGAACGTTGAAGATGCCTTCCGAGGCGTTCGGCTTGACCGAGCACAGGAGGGCTTCGTTCGTGGAGAGCTGCCATGGCGGGGTGAACTGCATCACGAAGCCACCGCCCGATGCGGCGAGCATCATCTGGACTGCGCCGATGGTGGCGGAAGTGCCGATTCGGCCGCGCGTGTTCGAGCCGGATGCGTTCGAGACAGCAACGTGCGTGACGTAGATGGCGAGGTTCGCGCCGGGAGCTGCAATCAAGGTAGCGTTGGCGCTGGTCGAGGCGATAACGGTACGAGGCCCGCGAGAAGCGGACATCACTTCGGCGTTGTTGAAGATGTTGACCGAGCCCGCGATGACGACGCTGCCCGACAGGTTCAGCGTACCGGCGACGATGCTGGTTGCGCTGATGTTGTTGATCGTGAACGGCGTTGCGACGGCGACTTGAACGGTCTTGGAAATGTCGTTCAGGGTGCCGAAGTTGGCGGTGCCCGCTGCGAGCACGACGCTCGGAGTGCCGCTGATCGCGAGGCCCGATGCGAAGGCGACATCGACCGTGGCCGAAATGTGGTTGATGTGCCCGATGTTCTGGGTGCCAGCGGTCAGGCCGACGACGCCCGCAACGATGCCGGTGCCCGAGAGCGCGACACCGCCGTTGACGTTCACCGTGCCAGTGACGACTGCGGTGAGGGTGCCAGCTTGACGGACGACGAGGCCGACTGCCGACGCTGCTGGCGCAGAGAGTGAGACAGCAACGACTTCCGCGCTGCCACTCGCGCCAGCGAGCACCATCTTCTGACGGTAGACGCTGACGCCACCATCGTCTAGAGAGGCAGCGTCAACGCGCTTGCCAGTGGAATCCGGGGGGACGCGGACGTTGCCTTCAGTAGCCATGGTTCACCTCAGAGGGGGTAGGAGTCAGCGCCAGTGATTTTAGCCCACATGGCCGGGTCATGGACGATCTTGTTGAGGTCGGCGTCCGATGCACCCTTGAGGCCATCGAGCGTGATGTCGTCCAGTTGCGGGGTGGAGGGAAGCTGCGTCGAGCCCTTCTGGCCTTGTTGGATCGCAGCCAGCTTGGCGTCAGGCGTGGCGGGCGCTGGCGCGGGGGCCGCAGCCTTGGGCGCGTAGCCGTGGCGCTTCGCCATGTCGTAGACCACTTCGGCCGGGTTCTTGCCCTGTTGGATCGCGTTCTGCGACAGGCGCACCTCTTCTTGCAGGAGCGTCTTCTGGATGTCAACCGGCTGGTAGCCGAGCATCTTCAGGTCGGCGGTGCGGGCAGCGCGAAGGTGGTTGTAGGCGTCACCGAAGTCGGCGTGCGTCTTCGCGAATTCGTCACGCAGCGCGTTGACTTGATTCTGGAACTGCTGGAACTGCGTGAGCTGCGTTTGCTGTTCGCGCTGGTCCGCGATCTGCGTCTGCATTTCGGTCAGCGCCTTCGACATCGTTTCGATCTTGTGAAGGAGGTGGCCGAGCGGGTCCGTTTCCGGGTCCGGGGCAGGCGTCTGTGCAGGCGCGGGGGCCTTCGACAGCGCTTCGAGCTGGGCTTGCAGCTCACCGACGCGGGTGTGCGCGTTTTCGAGCGACTGACGCAGGATGTCGGCCGCTTCTGCGTTTACCGGAGGCGGCGCAGGCGGCATCGGAGCGGGCGGTTCGACAGGCGCTGCGACCGGCGCAGGGGCTGGTGCCGGGGGTTCGACAGGCGCGGGTGCGGGTGCGGGCGGCTCCACCATGCTAGGTTGCAGTTCTCCAGTCTCGAAGAACTTCATTTCGTCAGCGGTGAGGTTGTGGTCGAGAGGTGGCATGGTCAATCCTTCTTCGTTGGGTCATTCTTGTCAGCTTCGGCTTCCGCTTCGAGCTTGGCAAGGGCGGTGGTGATCTTCGCCATCGCGTCGAGGATGGCGGATTCGTGCGCTTGACGCGCTTCGGCCTTTTGCTTGTCCTGTGCAATGGCGATGGTCGCTTCCGACTCGGCGTGTTCGAGTTGGAATTCGGCGCGAGCGAGCAGTAGCTTCTGTTCGAGTTCGATGTAGGCGATGCGCAGCTTGTGCATTGCGGCTTCGCGTTGCAGGGCCATGTCCTGTTGCGACTCGCGAGCCTTCAGCATCAGTTCCGCCGACTTGTCCTTCAGTTTCAGTTGCAGGTTTTGGTTCTCTTCCTGCATCTTCTGAAGTTCCTCTTGCAGCTTCGCCATCTGTTCGGGCGTGACGCCGCCCGTTTGCTGGATGAACTGCTTCCACTTCAGGACCATGGCCGAGGGAAGCGGCGTGTAGTCGAGAAGGTCGGGAGGAATCGGCAGGCCCGCCTTCATCATGTTCGGCAGGATCGCTTCGAGGATTTCCCAAGTCTTCTGCTTCGAGTCGGGCGAGTGCGGCGACTGATCGACAATGATGTCGTAGCGCGGTGCCTTGGGAGCCTTCGTCAGCGGAATGAACTGTTGCGAGTCGGGACCGCCGATGCGAATGAGTCGGCCGTCGCTGATGTAGTTGTGGATGAAGTCGAGTAGGATGCGACCGTGATTCTTGCGGTAGCGGCGCAGCGAGTCGAACACAGGCGCGAGCAGACCATAGGCGGCTTGCTTGCGGGACTGTTCGAGGACGTTGGCTTGTTCGCGCGCTGCGAGGCCGAGCGCTTCAAGGTTGATACCGGTGACTTGCGGTAGCGAAGCAAGGGCAAACTCCATCAGCCGGTCCAGACCGGTCGGGTAGTTGACCACTTGCTTCTGTTCGATCTTCTGAAGCCCGCCCTCTTTGAGCAGGGTGATCGACTCGGGCATCGCCCACTCGTCTTGGGCTCGCTGAGGGTCTACGAAAGCGCCAACTTCTGCGAGCAGACCGCCCTTCGCGTTGCTGTTGATAATGTGCAGGATTTGGGATAGCCATTTGTTTGCCCAGCGCTGCGGGTCTTTCATGACGCGCGTGAGGCCGTACCAAGTGTTCTTGTTGCGGTCACGCTTGCCGGTGATGCATTGGTAGGTGAAGCCGACTTGACAGGGCGACTTGTCGCCTTCGAGCAGGGTTTCGTTCGCGAAGTAGGCGTAGTAGTAGACGCGCTTCCACTGCTTGACGTAGGTGATGCCCGCCGCGTCGAGCGCTTCCTTGAGGACAGCGAAGTCTTCGTTGGAAACGTCTTGGATGCCGGATTCGTTGGCAACGCGGTAGAACGGTTCGAGTTCGACGCATTCGTAGTGGCGAATCTGAACTTGCCCCTTGTGCATGTCGGGGTCGTCGGATTCGTCGCCTTCGTAGCGGTGTCCGCGCGTGATGGTGTCGATGCCGGTCGAGTTCTCGGGGATGGTGGAGAAGGCGACGGATTGCGGCCAGTAGCGCTTGGCGAGGCGTTCATCGACCCATTGCAACCGGAACGAGTAGCGGCGGTCGGTGAGGCCCGGCTTCGTGGCGCTGGGGTCCGCGCGCATTTCGGTGGGATCGACGCGGCCGGTGTCGATCATGCCGTCCGCTTCGGTGTCGTAGTTCATGCGGGTATGGGTCCAACCCATGCCGCAGATAAGGCAGTCGCGGAAGGCGTCGGTTTCTTCGTCTTCGATGTTGCCTTCGTCGCGGACCCACTTCGCAGCGTTCGTCCAGAGTTCCGCGAGCGGAGCGTCGGTGAGTTCGCGCGGCTTGTAGACGACTTCTTGGCGGTTCGAGACTTCCGCGCCGACAACGGCGTCGATCATCTTCTCGCTGTAGTTGAAGGTGATCGGAGGCCGCTTCTGTTCCTTCAGGATCGCCTCGTCTTCGTCCAGCCATTGCGCGCCGGAAACGAAAGCGTAGTCGTCGCGAGCGCCACCGATCCAGTTGGCCCAGAAGCGGTTGGCTTCCTTGAACCGCTGGTTCGCGGTGTCGGTGAAGTTAGCTGGGAGCTTTGCCATGGCGGGCTTCCGAATCGTAGAGGTTCCAGAGCAGTACGTCGCGTTGGCATTGTACCGGGATGGGCTCTACGCCATGGAAGCTGAAGTCGGTCTTGAAGAACGCAAATAGCGAGTTCGGGAGGAACGGCGCGGTGTGAATGCGCGTGAAGTTCTCGAACTTGTGATGCGGGCCACCGGGACAGCGAAAGTCGCCATCGTTGGGCAGGTAGATCGAGGTTCCGTACTTGGCGAGCGTTGCGTCGGGCGGCAGGTAGAAGAGGAAGCTCAAAACCTTCCATGGGGCATCGGTGTGAGGCCCGATGGCGTAGTTTTTCGTGTCACGAACGAGTCGGAGGTCGGTGTGGGGCGTGAAGCCGTTCGGAAAGCGCTTCGCGATGCTCTTTTGGAACGGGTAGGTCGCGATTTGCGTCCAGAAGGGGTCGTGGAGGAAGGAAAAGATGTCCGAGTCAGGGTCAGCGAAGCGTCGGCCGTTGTAATTGCTCGCGCCGGTCGAATAGTCGCCATCTGGCGGCAGATGGTCGCGCAATTCATGATAGAAGTCCCACGGAAAGACGTTCGGGACGTAGATGTGCGGGAACGGGACCGTCTTGAGCGGCGCGTTGCAGATTTGGTAGGCCATGTGGCCCAAGACTTCGAGGTCGCGGGCGTTCATGGCTCAAATTTCGTCTGTGAGGTCGCGCAGCGCCTTGATAACGTCTTCGGTGGTCGCTGTTTCGGGGAAGCTGGCAACGTGACGCTGCACTGGCTTGTCTTCGTCGTAGAGGGCGAAGACGAGAGTGATTTCGCGGTCGCCTTTGTTGCCATCGGTGAGGCCAGTTTTCACTTTCCAGCGCTTCATGATCAGTCCCGGTAGAAGATGATGTTGCCGACGCCCTCGAACGGGCCTTCCTTGCGACGAGATTCGGCTGCTTGAGCCGAGTCGTAGTTGAAACCGTAGCCGTTGGTCATCTGGGAAACGAGTTCCATGTGCTGCGGGTACTTCGTGTTGATTTCGATGAGGACGGACTTCGC